GTGCGACTTTTGATATCCCGATTATTCTGAACGATGTAAATGTCACAGACTCCTATGAAGGAAACTTTGTAGAAAGAAGATCTATTATCTGGGACCTGTCATTTACGATGAAAGGATTCATCTTCGGTCCAAGCAAGAAGACCGGTCTCATCAAGTTTGCTGAAGCAAATATTCATACAAGCCTGGATATGGATTCAGATCCTGCTGTTACTGTCACGGCGAAGCCAGGATTACTAGCAAACGGCCAACCAACAAGCAATGCATCATTGTCTATTGATTATCTCGAGATTAAAGCAACAGATAACTATGGATTTATTAATGATTTTGAAGAGAATATCTAATGAGTAATATTGATAAGTTCACCGGTGGTAGTAACCTGCCTGCTGTGGTTGAAAAGAAAGTTATAACACAAGCCGAAGCAGACTTTGACTATGCTCGTGAGAATATGATGGAAGTTATCAACAAAGGGCAAGAGGCTCTTTTTGATCTAATTGATGTTGCTCGCCAGAGTCAGCATCCAAGAGCTTATGAAGTTCTTGCCACAATGATGAATACTATAGTCGGAGCTAGCAAAGACCTGCTTGATTTACAAGCCAAGAAGAAAAAAATTCTTGAAGACAATCCTGGGGCATCACCACAACAGGTCACAAATAATCTTTTTGTCGGTTCGACTGCAGAGTTACAAAAGTATTTAAAGCAAAACAAAGATGGCCAGTGAGAACTATCTCGGCAATCCGAGACTGAAAAAAGCTGATACCAAGGTAGAGTATACTCCCGAACATGTGTCTGAATACATCAAGTGTTCTGAGGATCCGATCTACTTTATTCTGAACTACTGTAAGATCGTCAATATTGATAAAGGTCTGATCATGTTTCCTCTCTGGGAATTCCAGAAGGAAATGATTCTTGCCTTTGAAGACAATCGATTTGTTATCTGTAAGATGCCGCGTCAGGTTGGTAAGACAACTACGGTTGCTGCATACCTTCTCTGGAAGATTCTGTTTAACGAAGAATACTCGGTCGCCATTCTTGCGAATAAGGACAGACAGGCCCGTGAAATTCTTGGTCGTATTCAGCTTATGTTCGAACACCTTCCAAAGTGGCTCCAGATGGGAGTCACAGAGTGGAACAAAGGTAACATCAAACTTGAGAATGGATCTGAAATCCTTGCGTCTGCTACATCTTCTTCCGCTATCCGTGGTACTTCTCAGAACATGGTATATCTAGACGAGTTTGCATTCGTTCCGACTAACATTCAGGATGAATTCTTTGCGTCGGTTTATCCTACAATTTCGTCTGGTCAGAGTTCAAAGGTTCTGATTACATCGACGCCAAATGGTATGAACATGTTCTACCGTATCTGGACAGAGTCAGAAGAAGGTCGTAATGCCTATGCTCGAGTTGATGTTCACTGGTCTCAGATTCCAGGTCGTGACAAGGCATGGAAAGAAGAGACAATCTCGAATACTTCTGAAGATCAGTTCAGACAGGAATACGAGTGCGAGTTCCTTGGGTCAGCAAACACGCTGATCCACCCGAACAAACTTCGTAATATGGTCTATAAGCATCCGATTCATACGACGCCGGCTGGCTTAAAAATCTATGAAGAACCGGTAAAAGATAATATCTATACAATCATAGTCGATACATCAAGAGGTGCCGGTGCTGACTACTCTGCATTTATCGTGGTCAATGTAAATAATCTGCCATATAAACAGGTAGCTACTTTTCGAAATAACTTATTAAGTCCCCTTCTATATCCGAATATTATTTACGAGGTAGCAAAGCAGTACAATAATGCCATTGTGCTTGTTGAAACAAATGATATTGGCCAACAAGTTGCTGATATTCTACACTATGATCTTGAGTACGAAGGAATCTTTGTGACGGCAAATAATGGCCGTTCAGGACAAAGTCTTTCAGGCGGTTTTGCCACTTCGACCGCTCGTGGTGTCAGAACCACTAAGCAGGTCAAGAGAATTGGATGCGCAACTCTGAAGACTCTAGTTGAATCTGATAAGTTTATCATTACAGATTATGATACAATCTATGAATTAACCCGATTCTCCTTGAAAAATAGCCTCAGGGGTAATCAATCTTATGAAGCAGAGGAGGGTCACGATGACATGGCCATGTGTTGTGTTCTCTTTGCCTGGTTGACTACACAACCATATTTAAAAGAACTCACAGACCTTGATATCCGTAAGCAGATCTATGAACAAAACGAGAGAATGTTTGAAGAAGAAATGCTTCCATTTGGTTTGATGAGTACTGGTGATGATGAATATGATAATCAAAGCAATGAATCTTTAATTAGAAATGATAATACATACCGAGACGAGTTTTGGGCAGAGCAGAAACGCAATTTCCTGAACTTATAAATAAAGCAAAACTAGTATATAACACCTTCGACTAAGGGAGATCACAATGGCGTTTCAAGTCAGCCCTGGAATTAATGTTTCTGAAATCGACCTAACAACTACTATCCCATCGTTGGCAACCACTGTTGGTGCTTTCGGTGGTGTATTCCGTTGGGGTCCAGTCGGAAAGTTCATTCTGGTAGATTCAGAAAATACACTTGTTGCACGTTACGGCAAGCCAACATCAGATAACTTTGAAACCTTCTTCACTGCTGCAAACTTCCTTTCATATGGCAATGCCCTCTATGTAAGCCGTGCTGCTGTGACAACAGGTTTTTCAAATACGGTTTCACTTGCAAATGTTAACCTGCAGGGTAACTCAACTGTAATTCTGTCAGGTAACAACCACGGTGTTCAAGCCGGTCATGCAGTATTCGGTGCTGGTATTCCTGCCGGAACTTTTGTTTCGACTGTTACTGCTAACTCAACCGCACTGGCAGTTACATTGACAGCAAATGCTACAACAACAACTGATTCACAGCTAAACTTCTTTGCAAATACACTTGCACTGAATGCTGTTGCAAACAGCGGTGTTGTTGAACTGGCAGACTGTATTGTTAAGAATGCTGATGATTTCGAAGACAAGGGTCCAGCAAATGCTGCCTTTATAAACACACAGTTTGTAGCTCGTTACCCAGGCGATCTTGGTAACTCGCTGCGTGTTTCAATGTGCGATTCTGTAGCTCAATATAACCGCACCATCAACCCATTTAGCAATGCAAGCGTTGGTGGTGCAGCTTCAACATTCCGCCTCGATCAGCTAGCTGATGCAGGTATTGCAATCAACGTGAACTCAGCTGTTGCTAACGTCTTCCTGACATGGAATTCGGGTGCATCAACTCTGACATACGCCGATACGAAGGTAGCAGCAAACACTATTCTTCAGTCTCTATCGGTTGGTGACTTCATTGAACTGGGCAATACCACAACTGGTACTCAGACTCTGAAGATTAAGTCGCTTCCAGCAATAACTTCAGAAGATACAGTCACTCAGGCATACTTCAACATTACGTTCGAAGATACTTGGAATCGTGCACAGAACTTCACTGCAAATACAATCTCGCGTAAGTGGGAATTCTTTAATACGGTGCCAACTGCACCAGGTACGTCGCGCTTCCTTTCAGAACGCGGACTGACAACTGTTGACCAAGTCAGTGTTGTAATTACAGACGAAGATGGTCTCATTTCAGGTACTCCAGGAACTGTTCTTGAAGTTTACGAGAACTTATCACGTGCAACAGATGCAATTGGTGAAGACGGTACAACTGCCTTCTACAAGACAATCATCAATGATAACTCGCGCTATGTGTGGGCAACTAACGACCGTACCGAAGCTCCTACCGGAACTGCGGCAGAAATTGCCAACTCAACATCAAGCCTTCCATTGATAAAATCGTTTGTTGGTGGTCACGATGGCGTAACAGAAAACACTGTATCAGTTGCAGCTCTAGGCGCTGCATACGACCTCTTTGCAGATGCTACAACAGTCGACGTTTCTCTGATTATGGCTGGTAAGTCGGTTGGTGCATCAAATGGTGCACAGCTTGCTAACTATCTGATCGATAACATTGCTGAAGTTCGTAAGGACTGCGTAGTATTTGCGTCGCCTCAGAAGGAAGACGTTATTGGTACTGGAGTCGAGGGCTCACAGGCTGCAAACATCGTACAGTTCCGCCAGAGTATGCGCTACACTTCATACGCATTCATTGACTCGGGTTATAAGTATCAGTACGATAAGTACAACGACGTATATCGTTATGTTCCACTGAATGGCGATATTGCTGGTTTGACAGCTCGTTCAGACGATCTACGTGATCCGTGGTTTTCGCCAGCCGGTTTCAACCGTGGCCAGATCAAGAATCTTGTTAAGCTAGCTTATAGCCCAAGCAAGACAGATCGCGATCTCCTGTACAAGAATGATGTCAATCCAGTAATTACACAGCCAGGTCAAGGTACTGTACTGTTCGGTGACAAGACTGCTCTTGGACGTCCAAGTGCATTCGATCGCATCAATGTTCGCCGCCTGTTCATTGTCCTTCAGAAGACAATTTCGACAGCTGCTAACCAGATGCTCTTTGAATTCAACGACGAATTCACAAGAGCCCAGTTCCTGAATCTGATTGAACCATTCCTCCGTGATGTTCAGGGCCGCCGCGGTATCACTGACTTCCGCGTTGTTTGCGACGAAACAAACAATACTCCAGAAGTTGTTGATACAAACCGCTTTGTTGGTGATATCTATATCAAGCCAGCAAAGAGCATCAACTTCATCCAGCTGAACTTTGTTGCCGTAAGATCCGGCGTTGAGTTCAACGAAGTTGTCGGCCAGTTCTAATAAATAAAAGAAACTAGGAGGAAATAAGAAATGGCTTTTAATATCAATGACATGAGAAGCCAACTGGTCTACGGCGGTGCGCGTCAGAATCTTTTCCAAGTGCGTATTAATAACCCTGCAAATAGTCAAGGGGATCTAAAAACGCCGTTCATGGTTCAAGCTGCACAAATTCCAGAATCTCAGTTGGGTGTTATTCCTGTGTTCTACTTCGGTCGACAAATGAAGTTGGCCGGAGACAGAACATTCGGTGACTGGACAGTAACAGTTATCAATGATGAAGACTTTCTGATCCGTAACGCCATGGAAGAATGGTCGAACCGAATCAATCGTCTTGAGCGTAACGTTCGTGACATCAACCGTTACAAGACAAATGCTACTGTAATCCAGTATGGTAAAGACGGCGAAAGAATTCGCGAGTACAGATTTGATGGAATCTTCCCAAGCGTAATCTCGCCGATTGAACTCGATTGGGCTACAACCGACCAGATTGAATCGTTCCAGGTTACATTCTCATACGATTACTGGACTGTAAGTGGTGGCACTACCAACGATGCTGGTGGTAGATAATAAGTAAGGGGTAACCATTCCCCTTACTTTGTTTTTTATGAACAGGAGTCCTAATGGCCCAATTATTTGGTTTTGAAATTATTCGAAAGAAACCCGATCAGGAGTTCCCATCCTTTGCGCCGAAGATCGAAGAAGATGGGGCACTTGTCGTTTCTGAAGGAGGTGCATACGGCCAATATGTAGATCTTGAAGGAACAGTCAGAAACGAAGCGGAACTTGTCAGTAAGTACCGTGAAATCTCTATGCATCCTGATATTGAAATGGCTGTTGATGATATCGTCAATGAAGCTATTGTGATGGATCCAAAGAAAGAGATTGTTAGTTTAAATCTTGACTCTCTTCAACAACCAAACAATATTAAGAAGATGATTACTGACGAGTTTGATTGTGTTCTTCAACTTCTTGAGTTCAATCAGCACGCGTATGAAATTTTTCGTAAATGGTATGTCGATGGTAGACTTTACTATCATGCAATCATCGATGAAAAAGCTCCGCGCGAAGGTATCAAAGAACTTCGCTATGTTGATCCGCGTAAGATCCGTAAGATCAAGACTCATAAGAAAGTCAGAATAAATAAGACTACAAACGTAACCATTAATAAGACTAGTGAAGAATTTTACATCTATAATGATAAGGGATTTGCCATGGCTCCGGCGCAGGCGTCTACTTATAACGATCCTGCTTCACAAGGCATTAAGATTGCTGCTGACTCTATTGTTAACATATCATCAGGTCTGGTGAACGTCGGTGGCAATATGGTGGTTGGCTACCTACAAAAAGCAATTAAACCACTAAACCAGTTAAAGTCGATGGAAGACTCGCTAGTAATCTATCGTATTTCACGTGCTCCAGAACGCCGTATTTTCTACATCGACGTTGGTAATCTACC